TTTGCATTGCACGTTGGGCAAGTGCTGCCATTTTGATTAAAATATCATCGTTTTTTACACTAATCTCCATATATTCTTTAATTAAAGGTACTACTAAAGTAGCATCTCCAATATCAGAAATAAGTGGTTTTAACTCACTTATAAGAGCAGTAACTTGTTGGTCTTTTTTCTTTTGATTATTATAAATTTCCTCTAATAAATCGGAAAATTTTTTATTTTTAAAGACTATGTTATCGAATTGTGACATAAATATACAAATAGTTTCTTATAAATATGAAACTCAAAAACTTGTATATCCGTGTTCTAAATAAAATACATAACCTTTTTTAAAAATGTCATAAAGTTGATTTGCTATTTTTGTAATTTTTGGGGTTTTAACATCAACTTGTTCACGGATATAAATGTAAAGAGCTTTTTTATTGAATACATCTAAATATTCTCTTTTTCTAAATAATTCTAAAATAGCATCAGCTATTTGAGCGTCATATTCTTTAGGAAATAAATTAAATATATTTTCGGTACAATACTCGGTAAATTCATCTATATACAAAGATAAACGATCATTAACAGGACTATCTTCTAATGTATATGAATGATTTTCATCTTCCTCTAAAACATCTATAGATAAAGTATCAACACGTTTTTTATAATTTTTCTGGTTGGATAAAATCAAATATCGTTTAGCAATGGTTCCAAAATAAGAATATGCTTTGGTACCTTTTGTTTGATCGTAAAGATGAATTTTAGATAATAAAAATGTAATTACTTCGTGTTGTAAATCCTCAATATTTTCTACCTCTGTATAGTAAAATTTAAAAGTATGGATAATATTTTCTGTTAGTTTAAAAAAACCATAATGAATTTTATCATTATATAATCTACTTCTAACATCAGGGTCTGATGTATTATTATATAATCCTATAGAATCCTCGGTTTCTTGAGTAAAGTATTGTACCCCTTTTTTCTTTTTTACTATAGCTTCTTCCATTATTTAAGATTCTTAATAATAAAGGTATTCAAAATAGTTTGAATACTTTTAATTTGCTCGAAAACAAAACCCACTTCATCATCAGACTTAAATGAACCTCTATGATCTACTTCTTTTAACTTTTTATCGGATGCCTCAATGGTATCTGAAATTTTATTAAGGTAAGACATGTATCCTGCTAGGATGTCTTCTTGTTTTTCGTTTTTGCGTAAGAGGTTAAAGGTCGCAAATCCAAGGACTACGACCAATATTGAAAGAATAATAATTGTTAATATCATAAATTATCTAATAGATTTTTAAGCCCTTCACTCTTTACACTACCTAATGCTTTTGATTTAGTAGCTGAAGTTACAGGAGCTGATTTCTTATTATCCAATGTAAATGATTTCTTTTTGGTCTCCACGCTACCCTGTAATTTTGGTAACCATTCTCTTTCAAATTCAATACGAGCAGCCATTAAATCGGCCTGATGTACTATGTAAGGAAGAGAGGTACGTGGTTTTTGTTCTGGCATATAAGTAGCTAAATATTTTTTATTTGCTTCATCATATAAACCATCATGGGTTTGAATGGTAATCATTTCATTAAATGTATACTGAATACCATGAGACTGGAGTAGGAATAATCCTCTATCAGGAACAGAAGCAAATGGAACTTTAGTGTTAAACATATAATCTTCACCAAGTTTTTCTTTTCTCCAGTTATCAGTTTGAGGGATGTATGCTTCTTCTTCCTCAGAACCCATTTTACCTAAATCATGATTAAGAGCAGAAAATACTAATTCTTCTTTTGTATAAGTAGTAGTATCGGCTCCCATTATAGCCCACAATTCATGTAAATGAAGAGCACAAGTAATCACACGATTAACGTGTTCTACATAACCCCCAGGAAAAGCTTTATGGTATTCTTTTTTATGAGCGGCAGGCATCAACATTAGACGCTCAGAATATTTCTCATAAAATTCTATTAATTTAGTTTTACGAGGTTCAGAAATGTGGTCTTCAATAAAACCAAATAACCTCATCCAATTTTTTTGGATATCTTCAGCAGTAAGATTCATATTAATATCTGTTAATTTCTCCCGGACCTAATGGTTCTTGTTGTACAAAGGCTTTAGCATCGCCAAGATTTTCTCTCATTTCTTGGAGAATTTCATTTACTAATATCCAATTACCCTGTCGCAACGCTAATTGTAATTTCTCAATACCCCCCTCTACCCTTTCCATTCTTCTCATTATTATTTCTCTATTTTTCATATTTTCTTTTTTACCCTGTGGTTGGAATATAATATTAAAATTAAATCACTCCAAGCTTAAGTTAAGAGAAGTTTTACAAATTCTAGATTCTTTTTTAAATGGACACATTTTTCGTATTCTTCTTGTTCTTGAAAGTAATTTATTGCTAATTCCAAGGCAATCTTTAAATGTATATCTGAAAAATGGTAAAGGGCTTCTTGGTGTTTTTTATCCTCTGGATTGACTTTTTTAATATAATCCCAAGCTTTAGTAAATACTACATACTCACCAGCTCTATCTATATCAACTTGATCTAACCCCTCATCCAATTTTTCAAAGAATTTTAAAAGTTGACTATTAAATAGATTGTGATTATAAATAAGTTTTTTAAACATTCCTACCCAATATAAAGGATGTTTCTTGTAATTATCTACAAGTTGATTATATTCCTCACGAGATACTTCTTTATTATTCTCTTGAGGTTCCTCAAATAATCCAAATATTTTCTTAATGTCCACTATCAATACATATAGGCGCCATAAACTTTTATATAGCGCCTATATTAAACGACCTCGAAATATTCGCGGATCGTGTCGAAATTAACAAGTTATGCTAATAACGGGTAATATTCTTTAAAATGCTTTAATCTGTCTGCTAAACCATTTGTACCACCATTTACTCTTCTTGTTACTAAAGTAATAATATCATCTGTAGCTCCTCTATCACAAATAGTCCAAAGTTTATTTGAATTAAAAAAGAAAGCAGCCGACATCATAGGATATGTAGTGGCAACTAATTCTGGATTAGCAACACAATCTACCCCTACAAAATCTGAAAATGATTTATAATTAGCTCTTCCTGTTAATTGAATATATCCTCTTCCTTTAAATTTAACCCCATCACCAGGTTGAGTATTACCTAAATCTCTTCTACCTTCATAAGCAGCTCCTGATGCTAATTCAGTTCTGTATCTCCAGTTTCCTGATTCATGAGCACATTGAGCTAAAAAGTGAGTTAGTCTTAGAGTATTAGTAATATTAAACTTAATAGCAGTATCGGGGATTTGAGCAATAACATCATTTGGAATATGACCTACTAAATTTTGTAATTTAAAAGGTGATTCTGGTATTACTAAGGGGAACATTTTACCCCAAGTTGCTGCACCAACAATACCATCTGCTGTTAAACCATTAGTAGCTTGCCATTCTTTTACTTTTTTTTCTGTATTAGGACCAAAAGCACCATCAGCCGTTAAACCTAATTTAGTTTGTAATTTTTTTACATCCTCACCAGTTGAACCAACTTTTAACAACATAATTATTCTTCCTCCTTTTTAATTAAACTATCAGATTTTTTAGGAACAAATTTTTCAACTACGGTTCCAAACACAGTAGCAATAGTAATGTACTCTACAGCACTAACTGCTGCTTCTTTATGTTGGTCTGCAGATAAAAATAAAAAAACAACTAATGAAACAAAACCAATTGTACCTAATACACGTTTGTGTGAAGTTCCCTCTTTATTAGAGAACATATTTAAAAAAAATTGTTTCATGATTATACATATTAAAAAAAGAACCCACCAAAATTAATTGATGGGTTCATAGCGAATAAACGCTTCGTCTTCAGTGGCGTGGACCTTACAGGATTTGAACCTGTGACCTTCGCTTTATGAGAGCGTTGCTCTAACCAACTGAGCTAAAGGTCCAAAAATGGCTCTAATTAAAGAGCCATAATTTTTTCATATCTTTCACTCAATAGAGTTTCCAACATGATACCTTTTGGAGTAAAATCTTTACCTGACAAAACGTTTTTAACGATTGCTGGTGAAGCTCCTGAAATCAAAGCAACATCTTTAGTGTCCGCAGATACTGGTACGTTACCTTCTCTTCCATTTACATTCCAAAAAGCTAATTTTGGCATTTTATAACCTGCAGCTTCAAACTTATCTTGAATTACTTCAAAATTAGTTCTATTTCTGCAAGCAGAATTAAACTCCATATCAGAAATAATCAAAATAGTTTCTGGTAAATCTGATTGAGATAATCTGTTTTCAATAGCTTTATTTAATACTAGATCAAACACAGCTTGTAAATCAGTTGACATACCCCACTCAGCTCTAGATAATTGATTAAATCTTTCAATTACAGTACCTTTTAAGTATTGCAGTTTTGGATATTCTGAAAAAGTAATAAAGGCATCTTTAAATGCTGATTTATTTCTTTCTGATAAGTATACACCTAAAGAAACAGATATTTCCATTGGTAAACCCATCATTGAACCAGAAACGTCACAAACTGGTAAAAATGAACCCTCACCTACATAATCAGGTAAATTAATCCATTGTGCAAGCACTGAATTTTTATCTAATCCTCTAGTGTAAGATTGGTACAATTGGTATGGGAATAAAGTTCCTGAATTAACTTTGGCATCACCTTTTACAACAGCGCTAATAAAATCGTTAAATCTGTATTCATCGTTTCTTAAAAACGCTCTTTTGTATTTTTGGAAAGCTTGTGAAGGAATTTTAGAATACTCAATAGCATCCCATTCTTTATTACACATAGTAGTTTCAACTACTTTAGTTTTTTCAACAATCATTTTACGGAACTCTTTTGGAGTCAACCCTAAATGCTTATGCATTGAAGAAAACCAAACACCTCTACGTGGAAACCACTTAGCTAACAACCCACTATTAGGATTATTTAATTGTTCTGACATCCAATCTAAAACAGTTTTATTTGGAGTTAAAACACTGAAAACATCTTTCCAATAACCATATTCTGGAGTCAAACGGATGTTAAATTCAAAAACAGATGGGTAGTTTTCACTAACATATTTCATGATGACTTGGAAGAACCTACGTTCACCTGCACCACCCCTAACGTCACGAGCCCAAAACAAACACTTAACAGCCAAGTTAGGATCTTCATTATATGCTTTTACAAACACATTAATAATTTCTTGTTCTGACATTCTACGAGAAGCACCTGCTAAGAAAAACATGTCTACAACCGCATTCAACGAAGTAGAGTTAGTCAAAGCGCCATTAGCAGTAAAGGCATCTTTTTGTCTCATTGCGTTAATTAAATTACTCATATCTTTTATTTTTTCTATTTTAAATTAAGCCTCTGTCATGACTCGCACCTAGCCAATGTTTTGAGGGGATTTACTGAGTACGGCATCGGCTAGGGGAGTCGATGACTGAGGTGTTAGGTTTGAATTATTATTTATATCTGATAATAATTGCTGGATGTACTCATTCCCTCAAGAAGTTACAGGATTCGTTGTTTTTCAATCCAAATGAAATTTTTTAAAATTGCTGTTTGAATCCTTTTTAATTTCTTTATGTTATAAATATAATAACAATCTTTCACATAGCCAAACTATTTTGAAAGAATTTTTTAAAATTTACGGACTTCTATTTTATCGATCAAATGATTTTGGAATTTGAATTGATTAATTTGCTGTTAGAAGCCCTTAATAAGTTACAGGATGCTGTTTTTTACTGTTTTCAAATTAAAAGTTTGATAGCTAAAAAATTGCTGTAAGCATCCTTTTTGGTAGTTCCACGTGGAATCGAACCACGAACCAGACTTTAGAAGAGTCTTGTTATATCCATTTAACTATGGAACCATAGTTGCGGAAGCTGAGGGATTCGAACCCCCGGATGCCTTTCGACATCTCTAGTTTTCAAGACTAGCGCAATCGACCAACTCTGCCAAACTTCCGTAATAAGAAAAGCTTTGGGTCTTTCAGGGTTACTGATTGAGTGCAATGAGTGACGCC